AAAAAGTAAATAGTGCCATGCCAAGAGCGAATGGTCCCGATGAGCTGCTTTACTCTCTCATTGAACTTCGCCCTGGAGACGCTAGAAGGAGATTCCGTAAGAGCATTTTCGAGGATTATCCCTTGCGAGGACCGCTCGGGCAATGCGCCTGTGCATATTGCGGGCGATGGGACCAAAAGCTGACTATTGATCACATTGTGCCCAAAAGCAAAGGCGGCCCTCATTTCGCAAAATACAATTTAGTGCCAAGTTGTCAAGCGTGTAATTTACTAAAAGGAGCTGAGCCTATTTTTGAATGGTGGCGTCCGCAGCGCTTTTGGACCGAGAAGCGAGAAGAGATTTTGTTGGCATGGGTGCATCACAATAGTTTTGTTAGTGCCCACACTTCATTGCAGGATATTGAAGCATTTGCTGAAGAGCGTGATTATTACATTCCACCGTCAAAAGAAGAAGCCCCCATTTCTGGGGGCTTTTGTTATACAGAATGGCAGGCAGCTTAGGCTTTATCTACGGGATCAAATAGTACTTGCTTACCAGGAAGATCGTAGCGAATGCCTGGTATTGGACAGAAACCGTCCGTACATTCCACGTTGTTTTCAATGGCCGCCAGGGCTTCACGTTCTTGATCAGTTTCAAGCGCAAAAATAAGCTGATTGAGATACCACTTGGCTTTCTCTAAATCTTCTAGGCCATTCTTGCTTTCATAGCGCCAAACGTATTTCAACACATTGCCCTTGCAAAAACCGCGATAGGCTTCAGCGCTCATGCTTGCTTCAATGCCCTCAATAGCTTCAATGCCACCGAATGCATAGTGCTGAGGGCGCTCCACGGGATGGAAAGCTTCAGGGGCTTGTTCAAAAGGCATTGCCATTTTCCTCGAATGCTTGAAAGGCTTCTTTAAAGAGAGGGCGGGCCAGTGTGGCCAGTGCTTGAGCGTAGCATTGGATTTCACCTTGTGCATCTGGCTTGTCGCGCAATGACAAGAAATGCAGAAGAGCCTGCAAGCTGCAGGTCCACGTGAATTGCGTATATGCGCTCATTGGCATGATTCCACGAGCCTGCTCTTTGCTCACGCCTAGCGTCAGAAGAGCCCTGTAAGCCTGCTTAGCTTGCTCTAGCGCCTTGGCATATTCGATCATCGCCATTTTGTTCATAGAAGGCTCTAGAGGGCCAGCAGAAGCTTGTTTATTGCTCGCGCTTTGCTGCCTGAATTCGCGAGGCATGTAGCAAGTGTCATCATCAGCTTCGCAATAGCGGAAGCTTTTTTCATTCCAGCCGAGTTGGTCATTGGCATACGTGCCACCAATAACATGCTTCCACCATTGACGAGCAATAAACAGCGGAGCTTTCACTTGCCATTTTGTGACAACGCCCCTGAAGGGGCTAGTGTGCTGATGCTTCACCAAATAGTCAAGAAGCTTCTGATCTTTATCAGTCCATTCAAGAGAGGCTTGATCGAAACTTTGCCGCGCATCACAAACGATGTCAAGCGAAGTTCCCATCCAATCGATGAGCCTGATAAAGCTAATACCGTCACAGAGGGGATCAATAGTCTGGAGTGGAGAGCGAGTCATTTGTTGTTGTAATTAGTGGGCCAAATAAGCATGCGAATAGTGATGGCAATTAGCACCCACTGCCAAAAGCCAAGGATGAATCCTGGAAAAATCCAGCCCACGCAAATGTTTAATAGCCATGAACGCAGGCAAATCAAGCCAAAGGCAACAAGGATTTCAGCGATGCCCTTGCTGACCACCTTAAGCGAATCGTCTTGTGTTGGAGATAAAGTCATGAATCAAGAGGAAGGGGCGAAGCCTCTGGAAGCCAATAATAGGCGCCACCTTCGTTTCAGCGTGCCAAATGATATGAGCTTTGCTTTGTCTTCCGTCTTTCACGATGGCAGCAATGGTGCCCAAGAGGCTCGTGGGCATCCATCCCGCAGCAGTGGGCTGCACATACACGACGGTTTGCCCAACTTCCCAAGTGTGGGACACTGGCGTTTTCGGGAGGGCTCTGAAGGAAGCCGTACCAAGCTTTTCGGCTTTCCTTCCATCGTCCACTGCGTAAACAAACTGCCTGCCATTTCTCTGCATCGCTAGGCTAAAGCAAACGACGGGAGCCCCATGTCAAGAATGTTTTCCATTCCAGTAGCATTAAGCTACAACGGACGCGACTACATTGCTGAAATGGGGCCTTTTGAACGGAGCATGGAAAGGGACTTTGCCCTTGTCGCCAATAAGAAGGCATTGGACGAATGCAACGACATTAATAAGCTCAAGGAAGTGGCGTGGAATATGATGCAGGGCTGGAGCAACATGCAAGATGCCACTGCATCGCTTGTTAAAGAAAACCTTGAACTGCGTCAAGCCATGCAAATCCAGCAAATGGACTTGGAAGCAGCAGACGCTTTGCTTGGCGAAGCTGGTGAAGCCATCAAGGCATTCGCAGAACAGCAGCAATCTTCTCAAGCCAGGCGATTTCCTTGGCCGTTTGGGAAGTAAGTTATTTTTGCAGTAGGCGATTGCGAATGTGCTGAGCGATTTGCTGTAGCACTGCTTGATCTGTTGCTGTTTCTGAAACCAGAAGAAATACTTGCCAATCAGAGAATTGCGCAAGATTAAACTTTCTGGCATCTTTGGCATAGCCCGACGCTTGAACATGGCGTCCGCGATTCCATGTTCCTCCCTGCACTTCGACAATGATTTTTGCTTCAATGTGAGCAAAGTCAGCTCGATAGCGTTTGCTGCGTTTACTTTTGGCGTAGCGCCGTTGGAAGTCTTGCTCCCATGATTCGATGGCTGAATATTCGCGCTCAAGTGCAAGGTCTGGTGCAATAAGCAGCCATGCTTTAAGAAAATTGTCTTCAAGAGCGCTCATAGGCAAATGTTAACGCGCTTCTCACGCCCGTGGCTTACTCTTGCCTTCCACGCCGCATCCAAGCACGCGGCACCAAGCCTCTGACCTTAATGTGCACTCCTCATGCCCATACCGCGCCAGGCCCAAGCTCACCTCGCCACGCATCCACCTTGCCACACCTCCGACCCAAAAACTTGCACTTCTCGTGCCCAGGCCTCGCCCAGCCGGGCCATACCGTACCATGCCGTACCAGAGCCGACAAGACCGGACCTTGCCTCTGGCCAAAAATAATCGCACTTCTCGTGCCCGCAAACTACCTTGCTACACCATTGCCCACCCCGCCTTGCCCGGCCCCCGACCAAAGCATTTGCACTTCTCGTGCCCTTGACCCGCCAGGCAACGCCTCGCCTTACCCAAGCGTTCCATGCCGGACCCCTGACCAAAAACATTTGCATTCCTCATGCCCGTGCCGTAGCCAGCCTCACCCAACTCCAAACTCACCTGGCCAATCCGCGCCTGAGCTTGCCATGCCTCCGACCAAAAGAAAAGGCTCCCTTGCGTGGGAGCCCTAATCATAAGCCCTTAGATGCCAGTCGTCAAGAGAACTGCCCTTCGCTCACAGCAAACCGACCAAAGCGAGGGCGCCATTCGCAAAGCCCAATCTGAGAGCCAGCGGCTTCGGCCAAATCTTCAATTTGCTGTTTGTTAAAAACGGCATCATTAAAGACGATAGTGGCTTGCGACCACCATCCAAGCCCAAAGATGGGACGAGTGCGCATGACCTTCGCAGTGCCTACGCGAACTCCCTTGCGGAAGGTGAACTTGCCACTTTCGTACATAGCGTCAAGGGCATCTTCGTCTACGGAATCAGGAATGCCGTCTCCACAAATCAGCAAGTGGTCTTCCACAAACAAGCCGCGAGCTGCGTCTTTGCCAAGGCGAGAAAGCTTGGCCGCTCCCACGAGTGATGCTTCAAAGCAGTCTGAAGGAACAATCAGCTTGCCTTCATTCACATAAAGACCGCCGCGCCATTCAAGCTTGGCCATCATCTCGTGATCGGCCTCAGTTTTTTTGCGTTTGCCCGAAATCTTTTTAATTTCCTGGCTAAAAGCGTAAAATGGGTCGGCCAATTCGCCGTTGTGGACGATCAGCGGGGCAATCCCCGTGATCTTGAAGCTGTACTGCTGTTGAGCCATTGTTAAAAGACAATGAGGGTCGTGTGGTCTTGTGATCAATGATTGCAGGGACTCCTTGAAGCTCATGCTTTCGACGGCGAACGCTGTCTGTGATGGCTTCATGGCAGTGCTTGCAGAGTGTGATCAAGTCGGAAAGTGACTCTCGCCCCAATGGCTTGGGGTAGTGGTAGTCTGGCGGTCCGCCGTATTTGTGGTGAACCTCCAGGTCTTCGCGACTGCCACAAGTTTGGCAGCAATACCCATCAGCGTCAAGTCTCTCCAGCCGTTTTTCGGCCCAAGTTTCGGAGAGCATATATCGGCTGTAGTAATCAGTGGCCGGCTTTTTCATAAGTGCAGATAATGAGAAGGAGGGCTTGCGCCCTCCTCGCCATGTCACGCCAAGCCGTAGCACGCCCCGCGATACCGAAACCCGCCGAGCAAAAACAGCTTAGCAAGATTTCGATTGTCAAACGGTTGCAAAGGCCGGGCGATTGCCTTGATTTTGATACTTTCCATCGCCGTAAGCTTGTGCTGACTCTTCGTCCATACGTAAAAACATTACTTGGACAATGCCCTCGTTAGCGTAGATGCGTACAGGAAAAGCCAGGGGGTTGATAATACAAATAGTAAGATGACCAGACCAGCCAGGCTCAATTGGGCAGACGTTAAGAATGGTCCCTTGACGAGCATACGTTGACTTCCCATCTGTGATGCCCATCACATTGTTAGGCATCGAGATGCGTTCAAGGCTAACGCCAAGAGCGTAGGAAAAAGGCGGAAGCACAAAGAATGTGCTGCCGTTTTCTTGACGAGGCTTCTGTTCTTCCATCAGCTCCGCATCAAAGCTCTTCACGTCAAGAGGAAAGTCTTTGCTCACGCTGTTATCAATGACCATGAAGCCTTCAGGAGAAAGGCGCAGGTCATAACCAGCATGAGACAGGCCATAAGACAATGCTTTCGTACCATTGTCTAGTT